TGATGTTAATACTGTCGTTGGAATATCTGATTTAATGTTATCAATAACTAGTTTGTTAGTCGTTGAATACATTCCATGATTAAAGTGATCTACTTTAAAGTAATCTCCAGAATAAACTCCACCATCTGCATTGGAAGATATGATATTAGTTCCTGCAGCAGACACAATTGTCGAAGAATCATTATAATAACTAACGGCAGCACCAACTGCAAATTCTTTTGCACTACTACTACCACCAAATTCACCTTGAACATTGGTAAGATATAGAGTATCTAGACCAGAAATTTCTCCAATAGTTATCCTTGCATCTCTACCAGTTTCTGTTGATGTCGTCAAAGTTTGAATGCCAACAACATCTCCAACTTGATATCCGGTTCCATGATCGGGATGAACTGTAGAATGTGCCACTCCGGTAATGACCCCACTTGGATTTGTGGTTATAAGAAGTTTTAGTCCCTCTCCTTTTCCGGAGAAATTGAACGTGCTTACTGCTTCCTCGGTAACACTCACTGGATAATTTTGTCCCGGTTCAGTTAATGTCGAAGCATCACTGACGGAACTACCTTGCCCAACAATAATTGCTGATCCCCCATTTCCATTAACACCAGCAAGTTTTCTGCCAACAGTTACAATTCCGATAAAATTACTATCCGTTGTTGTAGTAATTCCAATCTTTCCTGTTTTTGGAAGAATTGTAATTGGATTATTGATCAACTCTGGAACATAATCGTTACTTTGATCTAAAGGTGGGTTATAGAAATATGCAGTTCCTGAACTTTGAGTAAACTCCGCTTTATAGAGTTTAAATTTTAAATCTTGATTTTGATCGGTTGACCAGATAGATCCATTTTGAGACTTGAATAGAGATCCAAGAGCAAACTGTTTAGTATAAATGACTTGATCAACATCAGGAAGTTGTTGTGTGTTGACAGTCTTACTTCCCATAACAGCTGTCCACACTTCATATTCATCACTTTGATCTGATATTAAAACTACTGCATATTCTCTACCAGGTGCCAGGAATATTGGTTCCGGGAATCTAATATTTGTAGCAATTTCTCCAGTATCTGATGTTTGAATTAGTTGTGTTTCAACACCATTAACATTACCTCTTGGTCTAAGAATTACTGGTTTTCCAACAGTTGTAAGTGTTGGTGTCCCTAATTGAGTTTCTCTTATTTCCACTCTAATTGGTGCATTGCCACTATCAATTGTAGCAAAAAATACATCTACTGATGTTAAGAATACTCCGTTCACGTCATCATCAGTATCAATATCAGATTTGACTTGAATATTGCCACCAACAGTAAATGTTTGTGCTAGAGGATCAGTATATTCAACATTAACACGTCTTCTTAGATTCAAATTTACGGTATTTGAAATATTTGTTCTTGTGGTTTCTCTTGTTACTGTTGCTCGGAATCTTAAAACAGTTCCATTTGCGGTATATGATGTTTCTGCAAAAGAAATTGAATTGCTTCCCGGTAAACCTTTATCATTTGTGGAACTAGATGTTAATTTATAAGTCTTTGTTCCTGCACGTAATCTAACGTTTGGTGTTGGATCCACATATGGAGGTCTAATAAAGAATGAACCATTAATATCTCCAAAATTATCTGAAATTAATCTAATGTCTTTTACAGAGGCAATAGCATTACTAGTTTGTCCAACTAATTGCATACCAGACTGAATATATCCAAAATATCTTCCCTGTGCTCTCTTAGAAAGTCCATCAACATCAACATTAAGGACATTTGATGTGGAACTATAGATTGTACCTAAAGTTTGAGTTTTATTATATGGATTCTGATTATATGTTAAATCTGGACTTGAAATAGATCCCGATTTATGATCTGGTCTACATACTCTAAATTTAATTCTTTCAACACCTCTTACAGTTCCAATAACAGTCTCTCCAACTGTAAATGCATTAGATACATTTTCAATTTCTACAAGTTTTGGAATTACATCGACCCCACTTCTTCCATCTAAGAATTGATAATATCTTGTGTTTGGTTTTAAATTGGATGCATTAAACTCCACATTTCTAGATCTAATGAAAAGCTGATCGTTACTACCCACTACTTCATTACGAATACTGGTATCTACAGTATCAAAAGATCCTCTAGAAGTGCTTGAGGCACTGAAAGAGAAATTCCCTGCCTGTTCTGCTTGTCTTCTTCTAGCAGTTCTTCCACTTCCCCCACGAACTCTGACACCGGTTGTAACATTGGAATTTAGATTATTAGTTAAATTGACATTATTTGTTCTGGTAACTCCCCTATTAATTGTTCTATCAGGTAATTGAACTGTTCTAGTCCAACTATCGACTGCAGGATCTAATGTAACTGTTCCATCATAAACAACAATGTTAAATGGATTTACATTTTCAACTTTAGTAGCAAATGGTTGTTGCAACCAATCAATTTGATCATATGAAAGTGTTAATACATTTCCCGTTTTTTCTATATTAGAATCTAAAAGTACTAGAGGAGTAGTTGAATACTTATCTGCACTCAAATCTAAATTCTCCGGAGTAAAATTTTCTAAAGTCGATACTAATGATTCTAATGAATTGCTACTAATATCAGAATTAAGTGTTCTTGATTCTTCGTCAATTAATGTTGTAGATTCAAAAGTATCAAATCTAGAACTGTCAGAAAAATCATCAACAAAAAATCCACTCTTAAATCTATCAGAACCTTCAGAATCTTTTATCTGTAGTGTTTGAGTATTAACTTCGAGTAAAGAAAGAGTTGTTACTCTTTCTAAATTTTCTACTCTATCTTCAATGATGCCAATATCTCTCATTGTATATCTTCTATTATCAGTTAGGATAATATTCGCATCAGATGTGTCATAAAGATATGCTGGATATTCTATAGTTCCAAGTTCTAAAAATTCACCTTTTTTAGTGGGTGGTTTTGGATTTTTTGAAGATACTCCTTTATCTACAACAAAATTCCCAAGAATATCTAGATAAATTTTATCTATTCTAGGAAGATAGAAACTTTGACTAATTACAGAACCTTCTTCAGGTGCCAATAATCTTAATGGGGAAGTATTAAATGCCGAAGTTCTGGCATTAAAATCAAATGGTGATCTATCAATTGTTACTGCGGGATTAAAAACTGCTACTCTAGGTCTAAAATCTAAAGTATCTGTTGCTCTAATAGACCCTCCAATATTTGGAATATCTTTAGAAAATCTTTCTGCATCATAACTATCTACAGTAAATACATCTCCAGTATCATTTGTTGGGACAGTGTAATGATCAAAAATTACTATTAAACGTCTTGATGGTTCTTGAGTGTTTTTGTTTCTTACAATTCTCGAATAATCATAATACTGATTTTTTTGTCCTCTATTCAACTTAAAAGATTGTGTTATATTACTATAATTTCCATTTGTTATAGAATCAACTTGAGTATCAATTTCAGATTCTTCAAAAGATACTACTTCTCCAACTGAAAATTTGTTTTCGTTTAAGTAAACAATTCCCAATTTATTATTAGATCCTGTTGAAGGATTTGTGGTGTTGTTAGTAACAACTCTAGCAATGGTGTTACTTGTAGATCCTATAATATTTTCTCCAATTATTACATTAGATCCAACATTTGCGATAACAGGAAATTCAATAATATCAAAAGATGGATCATTACTATTCAATGATTCATAAACTGCAAGTACTTTTGAAACATCGGGATAATTTAATGAAATATCTTCATCTTGAACTCTTAATCCATAATATTCATTAGGAGTCAATCCATCATTTTTGGAAGTTGCGGTAGTAGTTCCAGATTCTTTTAATTTAGATCTATTTACAAATAAAACCGTACTTCTAGAATAATTTTTTGTTTTACTTTGAATATTACTTTTTATTGCCGTCACATTAACAACAGTATCATTATTTGAAAGAGTGCTGTCTAAACCTCTAATAGTTACTGTATTTCCACTAATACTGAATGCATCTGAAGTAATCGTTCCTATACCTCCTCCACTGTATCCAATACCAAATCTCTCTTGATCAAAATTGACCCAAGATACATCGCCAATATCACTAGTATTGATAGTTATAGTATTGTTAGAATTATCAACATCTTTTCCAGTTAACTGTTCAGTAATGAATAGTTGAGAATTAGAAAGATCAATACTAGATGTATTTGGTTCTGTTAGGGGGGCAAATAAAGTTCCTGAACCTCTTACTATTGGTGCTCCTAAAAATCCATTAACTTGAATATCTGATGTTGGAAGTGCTCCATTAAATACTCCAGCAACATTTGATATTGCAGAAACCTCAAATGACAGTGCATCTGCTGCCACACTAGATACTCTATTAAAAATCTCTAATGAAGAACCGGATTGTTGATATCTGATCACAGTATCAGTTCTAATACCAACAAAAGTTCTACCTGGAGAAGTTACTGTAGATATACCTCCCCCAGATGCAGTAATTGTTAATTCAGATACAGAACCAGGAAAATTGAATGATTCTAAAATTGAATCCGCTTGAAAATTGCTATAACTGAAAGGTGCCGTTTGTTTTACTGACTTAATGTTTTGTGTATTATATGCACGAACTTCGGTTACAGATCTTGAGGATTCTACCCCATTAATTAATAAAATTTCACCCTTAGCGAACGTTCCAGAAGTCTGCCTCAAGAAAATTTGATTAGATGCTCCATCTGCTGTTACAAAACCACTGGATCCTGTACTCTTTCCTTTGATAAAGAACGATTGTTTTATTTCATCTGAAGAAACAGATTGATTTAATGTTAATCTTGTATATGTCTGAATATCATACAATCTTAAATCCCAACTAGTTTCTGCATTAGAATATGCAGAATCTGTTAAATTAAATGAATATACTCTAGCTTCTCCAATTTGACTTCCTAAACATCCAAATTGAGAGTATAACGAGATTGTTTCTCTTACCTTTGCTAATCCAGTTACGTTATTAACTCTCAGTAAATTTCCCATTTCAAATGGGACCGTAACATTTTTGATATCTTCTGTATCCCTTGGTTTATCTACATCAATAATACTAGATGATGTCTTTTCAATATCATATCCTTTTACGTATGCTTTTCCTGGTGATATCTTTAATGCGGTTAAATTATTCGAAGGAGTATTTCCATCATCAGTCTGTTCATTAGAAAAGTATACTCCATCATTACCTAATCTATCGTTTAACGACTCTTCTAAATTAAGATCAAATAAATTTACAGTATAGTTACCCGATTCATCAAAAGTTCTTTCTGCAAGATAATCACGAATTCTATTATATTCAGTTTTAGTTGTAATTTTTTTAATTTTTCCATTTTTTACTCTAAGTAACTCTACAAAATTAGTATCATTAGTATCTGTTAATGATTTTTTTGTGAGAGTTAATGTTATTTTTAATCTATCTGCACCAGGTGAAGCATAGTTTGAAAATCCTTTTGCATTATCAAATAAGGATTCATCTTCCTTTGCATCAATCAGAGATTCATTAATTTGCAATCCAACTCTATATGATGGTGTATTTGTATAAAAATCTAAGAGAATTGTTTGGGATAAAACATTTACAAAATATCCTCTTATGAAGTAAATGCCATTACCAATAGATGCGGATGACCCTATTGCGGATGCATTGGAACTAATAGATGAAGCAAATGGAGTTCCAGAATTTATTGTGGTATTTCCATAAACTACATTTGTATTAGAAGACAACAGTTCGCCATCTTGGAATTGTGTGAATTGAGAATTATTATCAGACTCTACATATTTTACATATAAAGTTATATATTCTACATCATCACTTTCTGTTGGTAAAATTACTTTTTGAACTCTAGCAGTAACACCAGAAACTTGACCTGTTATTGTTTTTCCAACAAATTTGTCAATGTATAATGATATATCAGTTCCGAATTGTGTGGTATTTACCTTTATTGCATAAAATTGACCATCATATGAAATATTTCCTGGGATGACAACTGATCCCTCTTTGAATATATGAGTTCCAAAATTTTCTACTTGATTTTGAAGGATTGACTGTAAAGTCGTCAGTTCTCTAGTTTGAACTGGATATCCTGGTTTAAATAAAACTTTTAAAAAGTTTTTTGATGCATCAAAATCATCATAGTATGGATTGATATTTAAATTTGTTTTTTGCGACATTTTTCTTTAGAATTCCAGAATAATTTTGATGTCTTCCTTTTGCCTAGAGTCTCTCGTAACAAGAGAACGATTGTCAATGTAAATAACATCTCCCGTATTTTTATTTATCTCAGGATCGGCAAGTCCACCTGAGAATGTAACTCCTAAATTAATTATTTTAGATCCAATTGTAGTTGTAATTCCTCCAAAACCTGTATCAATTGATGCTGAAAAAGTTCCATCAGAAATTGAATTTGATGAAGATTCAAAACTAACAACATTGGCCTTACTAGTTACATCGTTTCTGTCGGTTTGATCAAAAGTATTGGCAAAGTTTAAAGATCTATCTTGATAATATTTCAATACTTTAGTATCAGCATCATATGATGCTATATATCCTCTTGCAATACTGCCATCTGAGGTTTCCTGCTCAATTTTATTTCCAATAGTAGCAGTAATATCTGATGTTAATTTTATTGATCCTAATGACGAATACTCACTTGCACTATAAAGTGTTGATGAATTATATTTTTCTGGATTTTTTATAATTCCAACCTGAGAAAATTTAGTGTTTACTGGAAAATCTCTTGTAGAGTCATCAAATCTGGTATATGCGAGAACTTTATCTGCTCCCAACTCTTCATATATGTTGTATCCATGACCTCTAGATGGA